CATAAAACGGCCCAGAAATGTTGAGCACAATGCTTGCTCCTCCTACCCCGTTTGGAATGATTGTGCCTCCCCCTATTCCGGGAATAAACAATTCAGGCCCCTGTTCTCCAACAATATATGGCGTTCCTGCCGATACGGGTCCTCCCGATGCTTTTCCCGTGACAAAATTAGTCACTTTGGTTACTGCTCCACTGATTCCTCCGCCTATGTATTGCGCGGCTTTTTGTCCCCATTCTACGATTGCTTTAAAAGCATTGACTAAATTGTTTATAGTATCTGTAAAATTCTTTATTGCTATTGTGGCTACCTTAATTATAAAATCTGCAAGTTGCGTAATCCATGACAATACCATTGCCAGTGTATCTATTAAAATTCCTAAAACTCCAACTACCAATATCAATGCTCCGTAAAGTGCGGCCCCTAAAACAATTACTAACGGTTGTATTGCGGTCCATAATTGTAAAAGCGCCGGGAATAATTGAGTTACGAGCGTATTCCATAGTTGCGTTAATGCCGGCCACAATTTTGTTGAAAGTGTTTGCCATAATCTTTCAAAAACTGGCTGTACGAATGTTAACATTGTTTGCCATAACGCCATTAAAACTGGCAGTATATTTGCTGTAAAATAATCGTAAAGTTGATTTAAAATCGCCCAGGTTTCTTTTATAATTTGAATAAACCATTGTAATGATTGTCCTAATAAATCCCACGCTGTACGCGCCGCGTCTATAACATTTATCTGTTTTAAATATTCTAAAACTGCCTGCCAGTCAATTCCTAATTTTGAAATTGCAAATGCTACAGCTCCCAGTGCTAAAATAACCAGTCCTACTGGTCCCAATAAAAGAGAAAATCCTGTTATAATTGCCGGAAGTGCCATTCCTAAAAATCCGACTGCCGCCACTAGCCCAGATATTGCCAGTCCAGCCAGTAAAATCTTTTGCGTGAGTTCAGGGTTTTTGTCCGCCCATTCAGTAAATTTATCTAAAACGGGTTGTATTCTTGATAGTAGTCCGCTTAATGCATCGGCAAAAGGTTTTCCGATTGCCTCTTGCACGTTGGTTAATTGAATTTTTAATATCTGAAGTTTTCCTTCGAGCGTTGTTGCAAATTTGGTGGCCTGTCCTCCAACTTTGTCCATTAAAATTCCCAATGCTTCGGTTGGCGAGGCGGCGTCTTTTATAACAATTCCGTACTGCATTAAAGCTCTCCCGGATCCTGATAAAGCTAAGTTCACAAGGTTTGTAGCCGTTGAAAGGTCTATGTTTTTTGCCCGGGCTAAATCCATCGCCAGTCCTGAAAGTTTTTGAGCTTCTGTAACGTCGTTGGTTCTTTGATAAAACTTCGTCATTGATTCGGCGGCGTCCTCGTCGTCAAATCCTAATTTTATCGCGGCCTTCGATGTTTCTAATATCGAGTCCTTAACCTTGCTCATCGCTTCTGTAGTCATTCCTGTTTCTTTCCTGACGTTCTCTAATGTCTGGTCTACACGCGCCATGGCGGCCTCTGCGTCCCCGTATGCCTTTATGGCCAGTCCTATCTCTCCCGTAATAGCTAAAAATGACGCAGTTCCTATTTGCGCCATTTTCTTAAATGCTGGAGATAATTTTTTCTCAACCGTGTCTGCTGTCAGTTCGAGTTTGCTTCTGACTTCGTCAATCGCTCCGTTTGCTTTATTCTCGGCATCCAATATAAATTTTATAGTTTTATCTGCCATTTTATTTTTGTGATGCCTCGGTCAATATTTTTTCTACTTGCTCAATAAACCATGCAGGCTGGCTCATGTATGTGTGATAGTCCCACTGCATCGCCACGCATATTTGAGCTATGCGGTTGCTTCTTTTTTTTTTCGGCGGGTTTGAATTTCTTTTTTAAGAAATTCGTAATCCTCATCGGGAAGCGAGAGTGCTTCTTTAAGGATATTTTCTTTTACGCCGTTTATTGAAATTACAAAGGCTTCAATTTCCCTGTGCGACTGTTCGTTTATGGCCGCAACATTGTATTCCCCAAATTTTATATTTCCTGATTTTTCAGGGGTGGCCTTTACGGCTTCTAAAAGCGCGGCTTCTATGTGTTCTGCTTCTTGCCCTGTAATCCAATCTTTGATTTCAATTTTGGCTTTAGCTATTGGAGTTTCTATTGTTTTTGTTGGTGCATTCATGATGTTTTTTTAAGGCGGAGGCATTATCCTCCTCCGCCAGATTTAATTTATGAACTTGATCCGTATGGCGTGTAAACGTAGCTTGGTATGTTGTTTCTCAATACTGCTTCAATGGCTTCGTCCTCTGATTCGTCATAGTGCGCTACGAAGTCCAATTTATCGCGCACGATGTCGTCTAACGGTCTGTCTGGTGAGTATTTTTCAAATGAAACTTTTGCCAGTGTAATCGTTAATGTCGGATGGTTGTTGTTGGCGTCCAGTGCGATGTCTGATCTTGTGATTATAATCTGCATGGCTTTATAGGTTCCTGCTTTGTATAGGTCGTGATACGTGGTTCCTTCGTAATCAATTACCAGTGAACCTGCTATGTCTGTCACTCCGGCCAGTTGGTCTTTGGCCGTCACTGAACCTATATTGTGCTGTGGTTTTCCGTTGTTGTCCTGTTTTATGCTGAATTCTTTTACTCCTATCGGTGTTGCGGCGGCCAACCCTGCAACGTCTGCGGCGATTTTAATGCTGACATCTTGCGGTCTAAATATAACATCGTCGTCTGAAAATGCAGGTGTAAAATCTGACTGCGCGCTTTCGTCTGATGCTATAAACTCAACCGTGGCGTTTACTAAATCGTCAACCGGTGTTTTTATTTCCAGTGATTTTACCAGTCCGTTTCTAAATCCGTAATGTTGTTCGTTTCCAGCCGATAATGATATTGAAATTGTCGGGAATTGAGGGTTGTATTTTTCAATCGTAAATGTGTGGTCGTATGCTGATGCTGATGCCGGCACTGCTTGTGAACTTATTTTTCCAAACAAAGATTTTAGCAAATATCCGATTGTTTGGCTTCGTAGGTTAAATTCCAAAGGTCCCGATGCCCGTCTTTGCACTATAACTGATCCCCTAGAGCTCACGCCCGATGCTCTGGTTTCTTTTAAAAGCGTTTTTACAACTTCAACTGTTATTCCAGATGGGCTTCTCCCTGGAATAAAAGCATCAGGTCCCGTAAAATCTCCCCTGTTTGCTGGGTCCTCAATTCCTATACCTATGTTTAGTTGTTCACCTCTTAATAATGGCATGTTGTTTTTTCCGTAGATATTATTTATTTTATCTACGTTTGATTAGATTAATTTATTATATCACGAATTTTAACTGATGTATTTTATTGCTTTTAATGTTATCTCGGCCATTCGGTAAATCGCTTCTCCGCGTATCTCGTATTGCCACACAGATGGCGCTGGCGTCAGCCAATCGCAAGATGTTCCCAATACATCCCTTTGCCTAAATAATGTCAACAGTTGGTCTACAACCGCTTCCAGCGCTCTTTCAGCTCGCGGATGGTCTGCTTCGTCCTTTACCATAAAGTACGCCCTCAATTTGAATACGAATGTATCTTTGTCTTTTGCGGTGTCCCCATAGTCGGCTTGATTTTCAGATGGCGCCACAACTACTGCCGGGAACTTATCAAATGTTGATGCTTCGTAATCGTAAACTATGGCTACTTTGTTGGCCTGTGAAGTTATAACATTTTTTATGGCTGATCTGATATTTTTAAAGTTTGTCATAATATATTTTCAACTACTTTTTCAAATTCTGTTTCAATAAAACCTTTATTCTCGTCAATCGCCTGCTGTAAAAATGGCTGTGCTTTTGTTCCCGGGTGCCTTACCAGTGTGCCGAATATTTGTCCTGTCCTTTTGTTGGCCAGCACCTTTTTTGTTACCACTCGTATCTCGTGCGGGCGCGTGCCCTCATGCACGTAAATTCCGTATTCTGCTCCCACTGTAACCATTCCATGTAATTGCCCCGTCATTTGCGATCTAATTGACTGTCTCAGGTTTCCTCCTCCGTATGATTTGTTTACCGGCGCGTTTCTTTTCGCACTGTTTTCTACTTTTATAATTATTCTGTTTATTGCTGTATTTAAATTGCTTAGAATTTTTAATGGTGCTTGTCTGAATGCTTCTCTTATTTCGTCCGCATTCTTAATGGTAACGGTTATGGTCGTCATGATTTGAAAATTCTTATTTTTATTTCCATGTGCGGATTTAATCCCTGATGGAATTTTTTAACTGCTGTTACTCTATAATCTCTATCCTTTCCTCCTTCGTTTCTAATTATTCTATCTCCCTCTTGAATGTCTTTTAG